CATCCCTAAGGAGGAGACGAGTGAAGATAGCGGGAGTTGAGTACGAGATTAACTGGAGGGGCTTTACCAAGGGTAGGTCCCTCTTCTTCCCGTGCCTAGACCCCGAAGCGGCATGGCGCGAGATACGCCCGACGGTGCGCCGACTGAGGCTATCTGTAGTTCATAAGAGCGTACTGGACCCTAAATCTGGTGTTAGGGGTTTACGAATCTGGCGAACGTGATAGAACGCCCTCGGAAGTTTGCTCCTTCCATGGTTGATCCTCTGCCCCCGCCGGTCCCTCCACTGGCGGGGGTATTTTATTCCTCGTCCTCTTCGGCCCAGTACTCTTCGATATCTTCCTCGATCCGCTCGCGGTCCTCTTCCTTAAACTCGACGCCACGATACAGCCGCTTTTCGCGGCTCTCGAACGCACGGCGTGAGCGCTCCTTGGCCTCTTCGGTGATCGCACTGCCGGGGTAGACGTCGTTAAAGTCGTCGATAGCTTCCTCAATCTCATCCGCGCGGTCGTAATCACCTGCGGCCTCAGCATCACGCAGCTGTCGCAGCAGTTTGCGCCCCTGCTCCCGTATAGCACCCAGCTGCTCACCCGAACCGTAGAGACGGGAGTAAGTCTTGCTCACCTCTAGCGGCTGGTAACCCAGCGCTAACTTGACGAGATCAGAAGTACTGAGCTCTTCCTTACGGATAATGTTACGCCCGCGCGCATCTTGGATGCCCTCGTCGTAGGCCATAGCCGCCTTGGTCGGTGCGCCGAAGAACGCTGGAAGCATCTTCTTGGCACCTTGCTCCCAGTTACCATCCGCAACTGCGCTCGCACCCTTCATGAAGTCAGCAGCGCGCCCCGGACCCGCAGCGAAGTTGTCCATGAACCATGACGTAGTATCGTTCCAGAGGTTACCTGTCTTGGACACTGGGTCTTTGAAGAACAGGTTATCGTAGCCGACACGGGCGCTGAGGTTGACATCTGTAAGCGCCGACATAGGCCCGTATGCTACGACGTTTCCATATCCGCCGAAGGTCTCGGGGATAAGCTTCTCGGTTATGTACCCCGGCATGTTGTTGACGTACTCGGGATTCTCACTCGCCCACTCCTCACGCTCATCGTCGTCCATGAACATGAAGATGAACGGTGCAAGCATCTTGGCAATCGTACTGTACCCGAACATACCCGACACGCCGGTCCACAGGAAGTTACCTGCGTAAAGAGCCATCAGCAGCTTGGTCGCCTGCTTCTTCTCCGCTTTCGTGAACACGCTGCGCTTCTTGGGTATGCGCCCGCGCATGACGTCGCCCACCGCAGCCATAGGCTCATACAGTAGCGCCTTGAACTGGCGCTCGATGAACGCCGCTATGTTAAGCGAGAAGGACTTGAAGAGGAGCAGCAGGGAGCCGACACCCTTAAAGAGCGGCGGGCGCTCCGCCTGCCCATAAGCGCCCACAGCGTCCTTCACCGTCACACGTGCGCGGTCTACCCCGAGATCGAAGGCTTCCTTGTCGGTTTTACCCGCAGCCTTCTGCTTCTCGTATTCCAGCATGAACGTAGCCATGCCGATCTTCTCGTTGGTGATACGTTCGATAGCGCCAAACGGTGCGTTAATGATGTCGGTGATCTTGCGCGCACCGTCCATAACGTAGCCTACTACACCCTTAGGGCGAATGGACGAAGCGCCGCTCTGGAGGACAATCTCGTTAACGAAGCCGTGCCCGAAGGCGTTATAGACATCGCGCAGCTCAAGAAACGCCTTCGCGTACACCGGGTTATTTTTGACCAGAGGTAGCTTTAGGACGGACGGTGCGTAGAAACGACGCACGTTCCCGGTCGGGTCGTCCTGTACCGTGCCCATAAGGCGCATGACACCTTCCAGCTGCGCCAGTTTAGCTGCCGCCTTAGGCCCGTACTCGGAGCTCAGCTCGAACGCAGCACGCTGCCACGTGACGATAGAATTGTTGATTGCCGAGGCTGGAGCCGAGAGCAGCATCGTATAACCGAAGTTATTGAACGCCGCTATCAGCGGGTTGTTGAGTGGAGGATTGAGCCCTTCCTGAAGCCGACCGCCAATCTCGTCGAGGAGAATGCGCGCCATCTCCTGACCCCGCGAGTCCTCAACACCTTCGCCGCTGATTTCTTCCTGTGCCATCTCCAGCGCGTTGCGTAGCTGATAGCCGAACTTAAGGCGCGGAAGCTGGTTGGCGTAGCGCTGTACGTTATAGGCCAGTACACGGGCATGGTCAGTGTTACGGCCCGGTGTACCCTTGGCGCGGATGAACTGCTTGCGGATGCTTTCCTCGGGCAGCGCCGTGAGCAGCATCTCGGTTAGCTGCTTTTCAAGGTCAGCACGCAGCGCCTTGACCGCCTCAGTACGCGAGGCTTCGTCGGTGACGTTGGCCGGGGAGACGTTCAGGTCCGCGTTACGGATGATCTGTAGCACGTTACGGATTACTGTGGACTCGTTGGCGTCGTCGCGCGCTGCCCTATCGGGGTCTGCATGGCGCGTGAATACCTGAGCATCGTTGGGATCAACGCCGACTTCCTTGGCGATCCGCTTGGCGTCGGTTTCACGTTCTTCGATGCTATCGTACTGGTGGCGAGCACCTATCGGGTAACCCTTGGTACCCGGCATGATCTGCAGGACGTAGCGACCGAAGCGGTTCCAAGGCACGTAGACTACCGGGAACGCGCGTGTCGGGATGTCGTCGAAGACATCGCCCTTGAGTACTTCCTTAGACGGCTCGTCGAAGCTCGACTCGATATCGTTGATGATAGAAGTCATCTGCGCGAGGTCTTCAGGGCTGAGGACCTTCTGCATGGAGCGGACAAGGCCGTCGATCTCGTTGCGGGTCGCACGGGTCAGCGCAGCGTAGTAGTCCACGATCTTGGTGAACATCTCATGGCCGCCGGGGATTTGCCCCAGCTTCTCCCAGTATGCCCAGCCGCGACGGATCATATCCTCGCGTTCCTTGAGCTGATTACGGGCCTTGCCTTGTTCCTGCGGGCGCTTAGCGTTGGTCAGCTTGTCCTTGATAGCTTTAACCACGCCATCATTCACCAGCGCGTCGTTGAGGCCAGCATGCACCGAGGGGTTGAAGGCCAGAGCGCGCATGAGATCGAGCGCCCCGTAGAGTGCTGACTGCCGCTTCTTCGCGTCGGGGTATTTACGTGAGAGTTTATCCCCTCCGACCCAACCGTTCAGGTCTTCCTGCAGTCGCCCGCCAGCGTTGAGTAGGGTAGCGCGCAGACCTTGTGCACGGTCGTGGATATCGTAAGCCTGCCGGATCGGTGCGCGCTCACCGGCTTCCGGTGCAGCACTGAGCTTCTCAGCTTCAATGACAAGGTCCCGTGTCGGCAGCCGGAAGAGCTGCATACGCAGGTTAGCGTAGTCAGCATTCCGCCAGAAGTTCTCAAATGCCCTCCGGATGAAGCCGCTCTTGTCCTTGACCTCATGTTCAGCGAAGGACTCACTCAGCGGGGGGAGCAGCCCACTACCTGAGAGCGACTGTTCCGTAGCCAGCTGAGCACGGTAACCAGCCATTTTCTCTTCGATCTTGCGGTTGGCTTCGGCGACCTCTTCCTCGGTCTTTACTCGCCGCTTACCAGTGCGGCGACCTGCTCCCAGCTTTCCGCTTGGTTCACTAGCGCCAGCAGCGGCTGGTACAGCTTCACCCCCTCGCGGTCCCCCTCCTGCCTGCTCAGACCTAGCCGCGTTCGGACCGCCATCTGGAGTTCTTCGAGAGGCTGATCTTGAGGACTCTTCCTTGCCGACATCCTCAAGAGACTTAGCAACGTTCTGCGTTGTTGATCGTCCATATTCATCCCTCATAGCGGTAAAGACGGACTCGTGCCTTATCAGCGTGTCCATGATAGCGTCACGGAAGTAGTCAAGCATCCCCTCATCAGCGAGGAACTGCTCAACCCTGACCATGTTAGAGTTGTGGCCGACACCATGCTGCATATCGCCCGTGTGTGCGATCTCGTGGATCATGGTGTTGAGGATCGTAGCGCGGACCCCGGCTAGGGTACGAGAACCCCAGTCATAGAACGGGTTAATCAGGACCGCCTTGTATGGGACCTTTATGTGTAGGCCACCGTACTGTTTATCCACGCCGATACCGGCGTAGAACATGTTCTCGGGTGCAAGGGTATCATACCCCCACATCCCGCTCTTAGCGAGCAGCTCCTTCATCTCAACGAGCACGGAGCCCAGCTCTGCGAAAAACAGTGCGGGTTCGCCATAAGGCGCACCGACCTCAATAGGGTCGAAGCTGGTATTGTTGTGGAAGATCGGATTGCGAGGGTCTTGGTCGAGCTCCATCATGAAGTCGTCGCGCGTAGGTGCCGCCTCGTCCGCTTCAAACGACGACTCGCGTTTTTTCTCCGCCTCCTTAGACTCGTCAACTACCGTGCGACCCTCCATATCGAACACGCCACGGTCGTTTATCTGCACGTCGATGGGTAGGGGTGGTAGCTCCCGTGTTGGGGCTCCCTCTTCACGGTCAAACGACTTCTTAAGTTTACCTTCAAGCCCCTTGAGGTCTTCGCCCGCTTCCACACGAGGGAGGGACACAACGTTCTGCATCGTCTCCTTAAGGTCAGCGGCTTCAGCACCCCGTGCTATCTTAGCCAGATACGCACCTAGGGATTTAACGTCCTTGTCCAGCCTGCGCTTGAACCGCTCCCGACTGTTCTCAAACGGGTAGTCTGGGTGTTTGGCATCGACGTTGGGCTTCACGTCTACAACGATGTCGTAAGGAATCTGCTCCGACATATCGAGCATGAACCGTTCGTTGAACTGATATACTCCGCTAGAGAGCACTTGGTGGCGTGGGTACCGACTACGAGCCTTACCGTAGTAGATATCAGCAGTGCCCCAGTCGAAACGCGCAGTGAGCTTCTGGTAGCTATCGAACGGGAAGTTGATCCCAAGTGGCAGCGTTTCGGTGGTCGTGTCGCCCCAACGGTCCTTCGCAGTAACAGTTATCTCAACAGGGCCGACCAGAGGCTCGTTAAGGATACCTACACTGCTCGCCCCGCTGGGGAACCAGATACGACGTTGGTCGCCAGTTTTCGGGTCGGTATACGTCTCGGGGATTTTGACCGTTACGGTCGTACCGTGCTCTCCCTTAGGGGCCGGGCTTTTGTTGATCTTGAACTCGCTACCCGCGATCTCCTTACTGGTTGCATCGACTGTGACGCGTACCCCATCGCGTACCGTGTCTAGCTTAAGCCAGTCAGCCCCCATCATGAAGCCCATCTTGGCAAGCCCAAGACCCCCACTGCGTTCAGAAGGATCAAGGTCAGACTTGTCTGAACCTGCCACCGTGAAGAAAGCATCGCGCACGATCTCGGGAGTCATCCCCCGTGCGTTGTCCTTGACGGTTATAGTACGAGCCTCTGCGTCAATAGAGACCTCAACATTACCGTGCTTGTAGAGCGAAGGGGCCTTACGTCCCGACACCGCACCTTTGACAGCGTCGAACGCGTTCTGCAGCAGCTCCTTAACCGAGACCTCAGCGATGTTAGAGGCATACATGTTAGCCCCGAGCAACTGGATAAGCCCCGCCATGTCGGCGTTCAGCTGCCCCTGCTCTTCACCAAACTTTGTACTCTGGTCTGCCGACTTACTCGACGTTGAGGCTGTATCCGGACGTGAGACAAGCTGCAGGCTGTTCTTAGGTATACGGTGGTATGCCTTGGGGTTCTTGGCGCTGTCTGGGTGAAAGCGCACGTAGTCGCCATCGAGTCCTACGACCGTACCCTTAGAGGTACCCGCACTCACACGGTCCCCGACCATGAAGTCTTCTACGATCCCGGTAGCTACGTTGTCGATGGTGCTGTTAAGGGCAGACGACTCGTTATCCGGGTCACCCTCAGGCGCGACCATATCGGGTGCAGGTGCCGACACAGTAACAGGTGACGACGCGAAGAGGTCTAGTGAATTGAGGACATCCTGCGGAGAGTAGCGGACCTCACGACCTTCGAGCATAGCATCATAGGCCATGCGGATACGGTTGCTAAGAATAGTAGCGGCGTTTTCGTCGATCTCGCCCGACTCCAACGCAGAGGCGATCTCCTCTTCGACGGCATCATAGCTCAACTCATCGTCTTCAGGCTCAGGCTCAGGCTCAGGCTCAGGCTCAGCCTGCTGCTCCGGCTCCGGCGCTTCCGGCTGACCACCCTCCTCCAGTAGACGGTCGATCTCGGACTCGACGTCGTACGAACTTTCTACACGAGCATCGTCAAGCGCTTCGATCAGACGGTCACGGCCAGTCTCTGCACGGTAGCCTGCCTCTTCGTCGTCCATCGCTTCGTTGATGTCGTCGAGGACACTCTCGTCAAGGATGCCTTCCTTGATGAACTTACGAGCACGAGCGCGCACAGTGTTGACGTTTTCGATGTCTTCTACGGAACTAACATACTCGTCGAACTTCGAGTTGTGCCCCGCCATCAGCGGATGGTTCTCGTAGTCAACTTCTTCCTCAGCCGCGAACATCGGTTCGGGTTCGGGTTCGGGCTCTGGCTCGGCTGCCGCTTCCCGTTTTACGCGCTGCACCGTGTCAGTAACGAAAGCACGCATGGAGGCGTTAAAGTTTCCAGTAGTCCGAGCCGAGTCGATACCAGCCTGAATACGTTCGAGCATGCTCGCGTCCACAGTGACGCCCGCGTCCTTAATAATTTTAGCTGCTTGGAGGAGCGCAGAGGGTTGGCCGTTCTCGGTTGTATCCCCGGCTTCGACCTTGGCAAGGAGCATCTTGCGCAGGTTTTCGCCCGTACCTCCCGCAATACCACTACCCATTTTTTGAAGGTCGCTCACCGGCTCAGGCGCAGCTACCGGCTCAGGCACAGCTACCGGCTCAGGCGCAGCTACCGGCTCAGCTTGCTGAGTAACGTCACTACGCTCCATGACCGCGTTGAGCATGTCGAGGGGGGCGACGTTCGGGTCCTGCGCCAGCTGCTGGGCAGCAGAGTCAATTTCAGCCTCGGTGGGCTGGCGGATGAGGTCTTCCGCGAACAGCTCCATGTCCGCACGTAGCCAGTCCTTAGCGGTCTTAACTGCTTTCTTAGTCAGCGGCTGGAGCGCGACGCGAGGTTCTTCGATAGGCGCACCGGGTTGCGCCGGGGGCGCAGCCTGTACCTTTGCCTTGCGTTCTGCCTGACGTAGCTCTTCCTGTTCACGCAGGGTATCCGCAAGCGCCATCTCTTCAGCGTACTGCTGGGAATAGCCCACGTTAACATACGCAGCGGTGCGCGCCTGCATGTCTGTAGTGGGAGGAGCAGCGGCAGGCGTGGGCGGTGGAGGCGCTCCGGTAGGCGCGGCAGGTTCGGGCGGGGTCTGTCCCTCCTGCGCAGCCAGCTTCCGGTTAGCGCGGTACTCGGCGATATCGGCAAGCCCACGAATGCCCCCACCCACGACGCCACCGAGGATGGCGTTCTCAGCGACGTCTTGCGACAGCGCCTTCTCAGGGTTGTACGCCTGCTGCTCAAGCACGTTCTGTGCGAACTGCGCGCCACCCTCCTGCCCAGCTTCCTTGAAGCCTTCGGTGATGATCTTGCCACCCGTCTGCGATGCAATCAGTTGACCAGTCTCTGCAAGCGCTGCGCGCGCCGCGCCAACCTTAAGCCTACCAGCTCCAGTGTCGGCAACGATCTGAGTAATGCGCCGCACAGCCGCGTCACGGGCTGGGGCAGGGAGTACCCTGACCATGCTACCGATGTTGACGAGTTCGGACAGGCCGATAGCACCGCCGCCCAGCTGGACCCACTGACGCACAGTCGGGTCAACTTGCTGTCCAGTTTCCTGCTCGAAGGACTCCAGCTGCTCACGAGCTTGAGTCGCACCTTGGCCTGTGGCCATAGCCAGCTGCGTACCGCGCGCGGCGCGCGCCAGCAGGAGCGGCGTAGCCGCACCACCACTGAGAAGTTCAGTAGCTGCGTAGGGAACAACACTCCCGAGGCCGCCAGCCAGCTGCGAAGCTTGGCGTGCGCCGATGTCGAACTGGAGAGCTTCTTTAACGTCCTCGGACTGACCGAGCCCGAGAGTATCGACGACGTTCGCACCACCCTGCTCAATCGACTTGGCGAAAGCTTCGCCTTTGGGGCCTAGCGTACCCGCTAGACCGCCAAGCTGTGCGACCCCTTCAATAGCACCGCGCGGGATAGCCCGAAGCGTTTCAGCGGCCTTTTCACCGAAGCCCATCTTATAGGGGGTACGCCCCTTCTCCTTGATGAACTTCTCTTCAGCAGCCAGCGTGTTGAGCTGTTCCTGTACCTGCTGCAGAGGCACGAGAAACTGATTAGCGGTGCTCTGGTAGACACCCTTATTGCCGAAGAACCCCTCGACGGGTTTACCTACACGTTTCTCAACGGCAGCCAGCGCCTTAGCTCGGCTCTGCTCAATAGCACGTGCTTCCGCCTGCAGCTCTGCGCGGCGTTTAGCAATTTCCTCACTTCGCGGGGCTGGCGCAGCTTTCTGGGTAGCGGCAATCTGCTGCTTTACTACCCGTTGGATAACCTCGATGGGCGTATTGTCGGGGAACTCAAGAATACGTCCGTCGGCAAGCTGCGCGCGCTTAGCCACTGATTAGGTTCCCCTTCGCGTCAAACCTAAGGATTTGTCCATCCTGTACAGCCTTGCCCTTACCTGCTTGCGCAGGGGGCGCTTTCCCACGAGGAGTAACGCTGTTGACTAGACTCTTAGTAGCTTCGAGTACGTCGGCAGCATCCATATACGCCCGAGCAGCGGCGGCTCTCCTCGGGGTTTTATCATTTTCGCGCGGCTTACCCATCCGCATCCATGCGGCCTTAGCTGCGTTATGCTCCTTGCTAGCAGCTAGGAGTTTCTCTTGCAGTTCCGAGTAGCGGTTGGCCGTAACGGTTTCGCCGCGCCCGGCCCCGCCCCCACCTTCACCACCGCTACCACGCATGGAGGCACGCCCCATAGCTCCAGCCTCTCGCATGCTAGCAATGCGCCACTCTAGGTCGCGGTCCAGCTTCTTCTCGCTAGCTTGGAACTTGCGGCCTGTCTCGGCTTCGTAACCCTGAATAGCCGTCTGCTGCATCTGGAGGGCTTGCGCTGCAAGCTGCGCACGCTGCGTGTTGCGTCCCGCTTCGAGGTCAGCAAGCGCCTTGCGGGCGTACCGCTGTTCAGACTTTTCGAGCTGCTTGGCCTCTCGCGCCGCAGGAAGCGCACCAAGACCGGCCTCGCCGACTGCTCCGAGAAAGCTCGGGTTACGCGACGAGGCGAGACGGAAACCCATATCCGCTACAGCATCCCACACCCGTGCTTTACGGCGCTTCGCCATAGCTTCAGGGTCCAGCGTTTCGGCTAGGTCCTTCTCTAGCGCACCGCTGTATTTGGACTCCGGCTTACCTAGCAGCTCCTGCGCTATCGCCATATTCTGGCGGGGGTCAATGCTGTAGCCGTAGTAGGTAGGTGCAGCTGGAGGTTTCGGACCCGTACCGAACGTAACGTCGAAATCTTCCTCGAAACTGATAGCGCGACCCGGCGAACCACCAGCAAACGCAACCAGACCACCACCTGCGTAACTACCGTTATCAGGCTCGTCGAACATGTAGCTCGGGACGTCGAGACCGACGATGCCGCCCTCGGCCATACCCGGAGGAGCCATACCCATCTCAGGCGGCATATCCATCGGGGGTGCCATGGGCGGCGCACCTTGCGGCGCAGCCTGTAGCGCGGCCTGAGGCGTAGCGCCGAGCCCTCCGGAGGGAGGAGGCGGAGGAGGCGGAGGAGCACCGCCCATGACCTGCTGTGCGACCGTCTGCTGCGGAACCTGTTCCTGCATCTGCGCGGAGCGCATGCGGTCAATGAACATCCCGGCAAGCACACCGGCAGTGGCGTCCACGATGCCCAGCTGCATCGCTTCGGCAATGCGCTGCTTGTTGCCCGCATACTCCTTGGCGATGTTCTCGGGCGACTGGATGCTGAACGGCTTAGCCATCTATTAGGACGTATTGGTTGAGCTGAGCGCCATCGGCAGACCGCGCAGGAGGTTGCTGTACTGCCCGAGCTGTTCCATCGGGTAGTCGCGCTGACGCAGGAAGTCGGCGTACTGCTGGTCCATGTACTGCTGACGGAGCCCACGCTCTTCCGCAGCCGCTGCGCTCTGAGCCTGCAGCCGCTGGAGGTTCGACTGCTGCTGGTACTGGCCGAGGTTACCCAGCGTCTGACCCATCTGCCCTGCAGCCTGCAGACCAGCCAGCCCTTGCTGCGCGCCAAACTGACGCGACTGTTCGCCGAGGCGCTGCGCTTCGAGTCCCTGCTGCTGGTTGGCAAGCGCCGCCTGCATATAGTTCTGCGCACCCAGCCCCTGCGTCTGGAGAGCGGCTTGCAAGTTCTGCTGACCGACGTTCATCCCCGCTGCGCGGTCGCGCTCGAACTGCCCCTGTGCGTTCTCGTAGGCTGCCTGCAGACCGCGTGCCTGAATGTCACCCATCTGCTGACCTAGGTTACGCTCGCGTTCCATCGCTGCAAGCAGCTGACGGCTACCTCCGTAGGTACCTTGACGGGCAGCACCGAGGTCCTGTGCAAGCTGACCGCGCTTCGCGCTGAACACCGCCTCCCGCATCTGCGGTTCCAGCGACTGCTGGATGAACGGCGACATGTACTGCTGAGCCTGCTGACCGCCGAACATCTGCGGTCCCTCCATGCCATATTGCTGGAGCTGCGGACCCTGCACTTGCTGGGCGTTGAACTGACCGGGGTTATAGTTCTGCTGGTTGAGCGCACCGAGGCCAGCCTGATAAGCAAGCGCGGAGCCGGTGGCGAACTGGTTGGGGGCAGTCATACCCAGCGTGTTCTGCCGGATTTGTTCCTGCGCCGGGGTGTACCCGGCAATGCGCTGACCACCGTAGGGGGTGTATTCCTGCCCGAGATTGGCCTGCGCGCGGCCCATCATCTGTTCGAAGTACGGACGCGCGTACTCCGGTAGGTTCGACGTGGTAGTCGTTACTTGCTGCTGCTGGGGGGTGCCACTGCCGGAAGCCATCTTCGTACTCCTAGTTCAGAGGCATTTCGAAGTGTTGTAGAGTACGCTTGTAGCCATCACTCTTGAACACCTTCTGCCAAGCATCGCGCCCTGCACCCTCAATACCGTCGCAGCCGTTATCCTTTGCCCACGAGCGTAGTACGGATAGCATAGGTGCTTTCCAACTAAAACCGTCCTGCCCACCGCAGAACTCAAGAAAAAGATACTTCTTGCGCGGGTACTGCATGAAGCGGGTAATGACCGCACCCTTGATGCCCTTGTCGTTGAAGGCGATCCACAGCGGGTATCCGTACTGAACTACCAGCGCGCGCACGTCTTCCGGGTCGTACTTACCCGAGGCGTACTTGAGCGCCTTGGCGACGTAGGGTTCCACGTTCGGCCACACCTCGTCGATGTACTCGGCAGGGACCAGAGAGATGGATATGTCGCTCACGCCAGCCCCCTACGCACGCCAGTGTCCTGCCCGCGCTTGGCTTTCTTCCGCGCGCTGTGGGCCTTTTCCATCAGGGCGTAAAGCTTCTGAGTACCGCGCTTCTCGCTGCCGCCACCGATCCGGCGCACTGCATCCGGTTGGAAGATGACCTCGTCGCGCGCCACGCGCGCCTGCTGCTTGCCGCCAATGCTAGCCGGGACAGAGTCGCTGACGCCATCTCCCGAACCACGCACCGGGCGACCGCCCATCCGTGCGAGCAGCTCGATACCAGCGTTGCTGCTACCGTTACCCAGCTCCGACACAGTGCGCGCATCGACCACGAAGGCCCCGTCACGCATATGCACACCGCCGCCACGAGCGAATTCTTGGACGTTGTCGTAGTTGTTGTAGGTGCCCCCGCCGCCACCGCCCTGCCGAGAGAACACTGGCTCTTCGTAGGCAGGTGCAACGGGCGCAACGGGCTCTGCGTACACCGGCTGTTCGGTGGGAGTTGTCTGTCCGTAGTTGTTGTACAGGTCCATGATGTTGGGCTGGTAGTACTGCGAGTAGTCGTACTCGGGCAGCGAAGCTACCGGCGACGAGACCTCAGGCGCAGGAGCCACAGGCTGCTCGGTCGGCAGTGACTGACCAGTACCGTCGATACCGCTACCGTTGGAGGTCCGACGCGGGAAAGCCCCTTGGTCCCCGATGTTGCTATAGTCCTCGAACCGGTTCCGTTCATCCGGCGCTGCGGGCACGAAGAGCTGGTTACCCTGATAGGAGATGTCTCCGAGGATCGACTTCCACTGGTCGCTGGTGAAGTCGGGCAGGCCCCAGAGGTTGGTGCCGCCAGTGGTCGGAAGCGTCGGCGTGGTCGGGGTAGTCGGGGTGAAGTTGAACTTCTGCTCCCCGGCGTCAGGAGCAACTGGTGCAGTGGGGGTAGGAGCTGCGGGAGCCGGATACTTCGACGAAGCCGTGATAGCCCCCGGATTGCTCGCGCCAAAGTACTCGATGAGCTCGCCAAGCCCCGTGGGTGGGGCAGAGGCTACGCCGCCATCAGCATACCGATACTTGCTCTGCTCCTCGATAGGAAGCGCCGAGACCGGCACCGGCTCAGGGTTGGACGGCGTGAAGTACTGGAACTCAGCACCGCCCGTAGCCTCAGCCTGCTCAGGCGTCTGGAACCGCACCTCGCGCTTGAGCGGGGCCATCGGAGTGTACTTGAACTTGCTCTCCTCCGGCTTGCCCTTGGATACCGACGGCTGCATCGCGCCGGAGACACCACTCATTACGCCTTGCGCTGCGAGCATGGGGGCTACTTTACCAATAATCCCACCGGGGAGACCCGCCTTTGCCGCATTACCAAAGGCACCAAAGAAGCCGGGGCCTTTGGCGACAGTACCAAATAGATCAGGCGTCTTAGCAATAGTAGCTGCGGCCTCGCCGGGAATTTTGGCCAGCGCGGTCTTAGCCAACGATCCTGCGGGAAGATCGGTACCAAGTAGAGTGCCCGTATTTGAAGCAGCGCCGCCAATAGCGCTAGACCCACTCAGGCCGAGGCTCTGCCCGACGTTACCCAGTTTACCGCCGATCCCGGCAGCGCCCCCTAGCGAGGCACCGCCGTAAGCCTGTAGACCCATCGAGAGGCCCTTACCCAGATCGCCCGTAACCGCAGTGCCGACAGCCGCGCCGCCAAGACCCATCCAGATCGGGGGAATGCCGAAGGCCATACCGATGCCACCAAGTAGCGTAGGCAACAGCTTACCCAGCCAGCCCGCTTCGGGGAGGCCAGTGTGTGGGTTGATGGTGAGCGAGCCGCCATGGGCCATCGCCAGCCCCTGCAGGCTGTTGACCTCTTCCGGGGTCATGTGGATGAGCATGGTGTCGTCGCCACGCCCGAACTGCTGCGCGTGCTGGGCAGATGCAGACGGCTGACCGATACCGTGAGTGCTCTGTAGCTGAGGAGCCATAGGGTTGTTGTTGACCGAGAGACCCCCAAGAGCGGGCAAGCCACCCGAGACACCGGGCACCTGCGGCTGAGGCGGAGCAGCGTTGCCCCCACCTACGGGGGTGTACGGGGACGTAGCTTGGGGCGAGGGGGTCATAGCTTGCATAATACGTCCCTAGGTAAGCGAAACGAATTCTACCTGAACAAAGGCGGAAGGGGTAGCCGGAATTGCAGGGGTAACCCCAGCGGAATAGGTGACAGCGGGGAACTGCTCAATGCTAACCCCGGTGTTGGTCACGTGCCACATGACTTGGATGTAGTCGTTGGCAACGAGCTCGACCATGATCGACGTAGTAGCGATGAGGTGCGAGTCGGAGCCCACGCTCTTGCGCTGCGGAATAGAGAACCGGCTGTTGGTGTTGGCTACGTCGCTACCGTTCTTGCGAAGCCAGATGTCGGCGTCCTGCACGTCGTTGGTCGTGTTCCTCAGCTGGATGCTGAAGGTAACCTTGTAGATGCCCTCGTGCGGCACCGTTAGACGCGAGCCACTGCTCAGCGTAACCCCGTCCAAGAAGTCTGACTGGTCGTAGGTAACTGCATAGGCAGTGTCGATTGCCGCAGCGGTCTGGTCAGTATTACTGCTGAACTGCCCGTAGGGGACCGTCAGGTGGATGCCACTGCCGTAGAAATAGTCAGCGGTGTAGCTCTGCGCGTAGTTAGGTGTGTTGCTGTCCAGCTGTGAGAAGTACGTCTCCAGCACGCGGATAACCTGCCGCATGTACTGCTGGTCCCACTGCGGGGGCGCGTTGGGCAGAGGGGCTGCCTTGAACTTGCTAAGAGCCACGAACTACCTCCGACCGTCGGGTCGTGCGTCGAGACGCGGAGCACCCAGCTGCCACTGGACGCCTAGGTCCTGCGACCTGATCTTGAACGCCATCTGGCGCGCACGCGCGCGGATGAACACCTGCTCTGTGTACTGGCCGACCGTGCTCTCGATAACTCGCTGCGTATCAGCAGCGTCAATGCGTACTGAGCTACCGGGGAAGTTGCGGGGGCGTAGCTGCAGTGTCACTTCTGGGTCCGCAGCGGTAGAGCCGCCAAAGCTGACATCCGGCAGGATGCGCCGGGTCAGGACAAACTGGTCGCCATCGTCAAGATCAAAGTCCGAAGACTGGATGTAGCTGTCCATAGCCGTGCCGTCGGCGTCGATGCTGGCCTCGTGGTTGTACAGGTACCCAGAAGTTGCATCGGAAGCAGTGTTCGCAGCCTGCGGGTAGTGGCGCAGCGGAGTGTCCAACCAAGCCGTGCGGTCAATCGTGCCATAGTACCAGATGCGCTCTAGGTAGTTATAGACCACGTAGGCGTTGTTGTAGCCGCTATCGGCTGTCGGGTAGAACCACCAAATCTCGTTCCACTGCTCGTTGGTCCCGCAGACCACCTGTGCGAACTGCGCTAGGTTGATGTTGTTGAACACGTGATTGCGCAGGGTGCAAGGCAGCGTCTCGACGCGGCCCGTATAAGCATAGAACTTGTCCTGCCCCATCCAGTAGGTGATGTTCGAAGCCGACGCCATGGCGCGGGGCGACATAACCGAGATGTTATCTGCGTACTCCTGCAGCGCGAACACGTCGCTCGTCCCGAGCACCGGCTGTGTTGGTCTGGCTAGGGGTCCAGTCTCCGGGCGTGTCTTGGTCGGCCCAGCGGATCAGCATGGGGTCGAAGTCATCGACGTTGGTCGAGCCGAACGGCACAGCGCCGAAGGCGATGAGGTGCCTGTCCTGCTGCGAGACCAGCAGCTGCATAACCTGCACGGGGACCGCGCTGGAGCTGAACCCCTCGTTAGTGGCGTAGGTCTGCAGGGTGATCGCCCGCGTGTTGAGAGAGTTGGCCGGGTCGATGTTGGTGCCACGCGTCCAGTAGTAGGCAGGGCCGTTGCGGATATTGACGAAGAGATCGTTGTCGAAGTTGTCCATCCACCAGTCACGCTGGTCTTGGTAGATAGGCGCGTTCGCGGTCCCAAGGCCCCACTCGTCGCGGCCCCACGTCCCTGCCCCCCAGCCATAGCCCGCAGTGGTTACCGCGTTCCCGACGTTGATCTCAAAGCTGACCGTGATGCCCGTGCCCCCGCCACCAGACACAGTGGACGTAGCAGCAGTGGTGGTCAGGAACGTGAAGGAGTTGGCCGGGGTGCCTGCAGTAGCGATAAGCTGCGAAGCGTTGAGCTCTGCCGCCGGGATGCCCCCAACAGTGGTAGCCCCCGAGATGTCTACGTAGTTACCGGCAACGGCGCTGGGGTCTACCGCAAGGGTCACCCGCACGATGTTCGAACCGTTCGTGGTGTAGATGCAGTTGTCGGTGTTGGTGCTGGTATACGTGGGGTTCGTCGGGCGCAGAGGAGTGATGTCGTTAAATAGCCCCGCCGAAGTCTCAAGGTAGAGTTTCGTATTCGTACCGACCGCCAGCAGGTTGTCGTTGAACGTAGTTACCCAGTTCCACATCTGGCGGCAGACGCCAAGGAAACTGCTCGACGAAGCCTTAGTCCAGCCACCGATCTTCTCCGGATAGCCGGAGCGGAACCTGATCTTGTCGCACTCATACCAGCCGCCCTCGTTCGAGTAGTCGGTCTGGTCTCGGTTGACGCCCGGTTTGAACTGGAGCTTAATGAACGACATCTAGGTTATCTACCCCATGACGAGTGCGAGCGCTACGGTAGCGAGCAGCGGCAGGACCCAGTCGAGCATGGACTTGCGCGTCCAAGCACGTGAAGTGAACCCGCCATACCACGGCATGTTGGCGCGTAGCCCGAGCCCGTACTTCTCGATCCAGCGGTACTCCGCCTGCGCATGCTCACGGCCCATGTAGAGCGCTGACATAACGGCAGCGGGGAGCCACCAGTTACCGGTGAGCTTACCGACCAGAAGCTGGATACCTACGGCGATAACTGCGTGCAGCATGAGAACTCCCTAAGTGTAAGCGAAGCTGACTTGGCCGCGCGCGCCGGTGCCGGAGATCACGCTGCCTTGGTCCAGCCCCGAGCCACCACCGCCGCCACCCGGAGCCGTGCCGTTATTAGGCGCACTACCGCCAGAAGCACCGCTTGCACCCGCACCGCCAGCACCGCCACCAGCGCCGTTAGTCCCGGCTGTACCCGAAGTGTTGGTATCCCCACCCGTGGCCGTACCCGCTGCGCCGCCAGCAGTTGAAGTGCCGCCGCCACCGCCATTCCCGGACATACTTACCGAACCGCCAGACACAGTACCGGACACACTTGAAGCAATGCCCGCGGTGCCGGTGCCCGCCGTGGTTCGCCCAGCAACAGAGCCCCCGACCGTGTAGGTCATGGTATTACCGCCCACGACGGCAATCGTCTTGACCGCGCGCCCGCCACCGCCACCGCCGCCACCCAGCGTAGTACCGTTGAAGCCGCCAGCACCGCCGCCGCCGTCTAGAGTAATGACCACCTGCGTAGCGCCGGTAGGCACAGTCTCGGTAGCGCCAGTACCGGTAGTATAGGTGTTGGTGACAGGAACGAACCCACCCCCACTCCCCATGAGCGCCATCTGGATACCACTCATCAGGTAAGCCCCGAGCCGGAGATGATCGCTTCGGTCGCGCTGTTGAACCAGACCGTTGCCATGCCGCGAGCAGCCAGTGTGCGGTTGCCGGTGTTAGCCGTGCCCGCTTGGCGTAGGGTGGTCACCCCTGCCGTGATGGTGATAGCCGAGGCGCTGTCGTTGTAGATCGAGAGCGCGTCCCCAGCAGCGAAGGTCGAGTTCGGGATGGTGATACCAGCCGTGACCGCGATGCACTTACCAACGTCACCCACCACAGCCGTAGTAGTCGTGGTCGAACGCGGGATGCTCCGGTAACCGATGGTTACGCCGTTAATGGTGGTCGTGGTGGCCAGAGACGTGATGTCAGTATTCGCACCAGACGCAGCCGCGCCAAGTTCAGCAAGGGTCCACGTTACGTTGGCCGACCCGTTGAACGTCTTGCCGGTGGCCCCAATCGTAAGGGTGCGGGCCGTAGTCAGCGTTGCTGCGCTACCGGTGGTGTTCTGGTTGAGCGTCGGGAACGTGCAGTTCGTCAGCGTACCGGAAGAAGGCGTGCCGAGGGCACCACCATTAACGACGAAGGCACCTGCAGTACCAGTGTTGACACCGAGGGCCGTAACAACCCCAGTACCCGTCGTAATGGTAGACGGAGCTACACCAGCACCGCCCCCAACGACAATCGCGTTCGCAGCCAGAGCAGCCGAAGTCGCCCACGTCGATGCGCTTGAGAAGTAGGGGATACCACCGGATGTACCGGCAACGGTGAACGCAGGGGTAGTCGTTGGAGTGCCGACAGAGACAATGCCGCCAGTGAAGCTAACACTGGTTACCGTCCCAGTACCCGGCGTAATGCTAGTCCAGATCGGAGCCGAACCAGAACCCTGCGAGGTGAGCACCTGCCCGCTAGTGCCGTAGTTAGTGCCGCTGAGACCGATTTGCCCAGAAGAGCCGATACGGAAGCGTTCGGTGCCGCCACCCGTTGTCAACCGGATAGCCCCAGTCGCCACTAGGTCCAACTCGTTCGCGCGCATATAGGCCGCGTTAGTTGGCGTCACACCAAACGTGAGTAGGCGCGGATCACTGGGCGAGAACGTCACGCCGCTAATGGCGGTGTTGGAACTGAGGGTGAATACTTCGCCAGCGTCTAGCGTGGAGGGGCTTGCGGTAACAGCGGAGCTGAGCTCCGCAGAAGCATAAGCACTGGCAGTGAGTGACAGTCGCCGAGCGGGACTGGCCGTACCGATCCCGACATTGCCGCTGCTGTCGATGCGCATGCGCTCGCCAACGCCATTGCGGGCAAACGCCAGCGCGGTGTTGCAGTAGATCGTGTCCAGCGCGCCCTTATCGAGCAGCAGGTCATTCTTGAGCGTTAGCAGCCCAGCCGCGCGTTGGTCGCCGACAACATCAAGGGTATACGCTGGGGAAGTAGTGCCGATCCCGACGTTGCCGGTGTCGCCTTCGATGAACATCGAGATGGTTTCTGCGCCGCGCGCGCCACGATAGAACTCGATATCGGCATTATCGGTGCCGCCACGTAGCATCATACGCGTGGCCTGCACGCCACCGGTATCAGTCGTCGTCAGTTCACAGGCGTTAGTGCCGCCCAGCACACCAGAGGCGAAGCCGAAGGTACCGCCAGCCCCCTTGAAAGTGAAAATCTGCCCCGAAGACCCGCGATCTATACTCAGTTTTGCGGCGGGCGTGGAGGTACCGATCCCGACGTTGCCGCCGCTGTCGATGCGCATCTTCTCGGTAGGCGTAGCGCCTTGGGAGGTGTAGAATTGCAGAGTGTTGTTAGCGCCACCCGCCGAGGCAATCATAGCGTAGCGGTCATCCGTCAGGTCGAACGCCCCGGAAATGAACTGCAGAGCCGCCGCCGGGGAGCCAGAGGCGTTGCGGTTCTGGATCAGGGCAGCGGTTGTGCCGTTATGATCGTACCGAACGGTAAGGAGCTGTCCGGGCGTGGAGGTACCGATCCCGACGTTGCCGGAAGTGTCGATGCGCATGCGCTCGGTGCCGCCGGTCTGAAGAGCCATAGCCCAGCTACGGGTGTCGATATTTACCGTGTTGCCGTCGGACCCGCCGATGTCGAGGTTACCCTGCGAGTTACCGAACCGCGCTGGGATATTGGTGCCAGAGGCAACCACTTCAAACAACCGGGCGGGGGACGTTGTACCGATCCCGACGTTGCCTGCCGTGTCGATGCGCATGCGCTCGTTCGTGCCAGCAAGGAAGGCCAGTGCGCGAGCCGAGCCGGTGCCGCCGTTGGTATTACCGAGCGTCGTAACTTGCGCGGTGTCGTCCACCCGGATTTCAAAGCGGTCGTAGTTGGTGCCGAACGGCTCCGTCCCTTCCTTCGGTGCGAACAGAATGAAGCCGTTGGCGTCCCCACGCGTGATCTGGCTGCCGTTAATGTCGAGCGATGTGGCGGGCGTGGATGTGCCGATACCAACGTTGCCGGTTGGCGTGATGCGCACCCGCTCGGTGTTGTTGGTGCCGAGGACCACCGCCCCAAAGCCAATGTTGTTGATCGTGAGGAAGCCAGTGCCGGTGTTTGTGATCCCGAAGTCGCCATTAGCGCCCGAATTGCGCAGAATGCGCGCCTCGAAGTCCGTGCCGCTGGTTGAGTGGAAGTCTACGTAGGAAGGGCCACTGCCAGTCCGGTCCCCGCCGATCTCAACGGCGCAGTCGCCGGTTGACACGCCGTAGCCGGTCTGGATAGCGGCAGCAAGCAACGTGCTACTGGCCCGGATACTTCCGACGACGTCTAAGGCTTGGCCGGGGCTAGAAGTACCAATCCCGACGTTGGTGCCGTTGTCATAAATGACGCTGGAATTGACAGCGCCACCGTCATTACCCCGAAGCAGGTAGTTACCGGTCAGGAAAGTACGCCCAGTACCCCCGTCGGTAACGGCGAGTGCAGTGCCGAGCGTGAGCGACGATAGCCTAGTAACGGCATCCACCACGTTGGTGCCGTCGTTGTAGACCCACATGGTCTTGCCAGCAGGGACGGTGATGCCGGTGCCGGTAGCGTTCTTGACGACGACGCTGTCTGCGCAGTCGTTCTGAACCATGTACGCCTTCTCGATGGCAGGGACCACGAGGTTGCGGGTCGAGCCGCCAGTCGTACCAGTGCAGCGGAGGCGCATGTTGCGCGCAGTCTGCGAGGTGTTGGTGTCCGTCAGGGTAAGAGTGACGTTGGCACTTGCGAAAGTAACGTCCGCCGAACCGGCAATAGCCTCTTCGATTGCGGTGCCCAGATTGAGGTTAGTGACGTTCCCCCACGTAGTGGAGTTCTCGCCCGTCGCCATGAGCTGGATTTTGAGGTTACTATACGTGCTTGGCATATCCGTTCCTTAAGTCGGGATTTCCACCCAGACTACTGTATTACCATCTACTACTTGGGTCCAGCTTCCGGTCTGATTATCATCGACTGCCTGCCAATTAGGGGTCTGGCTATCTGTTACTGCCGTCCAGCTCCCTGCCTGAGTGTCATCTACGGGCTGCCAGTTCGGGGTTTGGTTGTCGTTTATGACGCCCCAAATAAGCGGTGTAGTTACGTACCCAGTAGCTGATACACCAACCAGCAGCGCTTTGGAACTACCTACGACGGTAACAGAACCAACAGAAGCCGCAGCGCTAACACCAGTAATGTCCACGCTGCGGGGGAGCGCGACAAACACCGAGCCGACTGCACCCGTACCGGCCACCCCGGTGACGGACACGGAGACGTTTGCTGCTACGTTGACCGTTGCATCACCCACCGATCCGGTGGCGCTTACCCCGGTCAGGGTGGTGTTGGCCTTAGCCCTGACGGTAGAAGTCCCGATGGACCCCGTAGCACTGACCCCGGTGACGGGGACGTTGAGGATAACTAGAGCGCTAGCCGTGCCGATGGAGCCAGTAGCACTGACCCCAGTAACCGTAGTGTTAGCCTTGGCAGCGACAGTCGCAGTGCCGACAGACCCAGTAGCCTCTACGCCGGTAGGCGTGACGTTAGCCTTGGCGTTGACTGTGGCCGTGCCGATTGAGCCGGTGGCGCTGACCCCGGTGACAGCTACGTTAGTAACAACCGTAGCAGTGACGGTCCCGATAGACCCGGTAGCGCTCACCCCGGTCGGAGTGGTGTTGGCCTTGGCGGCGACAGCCGCAGTGCCGATGGAGCCTACCGCCTCTACACCAGTTGCGTTTACTAGAGTAGCACCGACACTTACCGTGACGGTCCCGATGGACCCCGTAGCACTGACCCCGGTCAGGGTGGTGTTGGCCTTGCCCGTAGCGTCGGCTGTGCCGATGGAGCCAGTAGCACTGACCCCGGTGACTGCTACGTTAGTAGTCCCCGCATTGACGGTGACGGTACCGATAGACCCGGCAGCTTCAACGCCCGTCAGAGTGACGTTGGCTTTACCTGTCTCTGTGGTGTCGCCGATAGACCCGGTGGCCGCTACGCCCGTGAGGGTAGTGTTGGCTTTGCCCGTAGCATCGGCAGTACCGATAGACCCAGTAGCGACTACGCCCGTGAGGGTGGTATTAGCCTTGGCATTGGCTGTAGCCGTGCCGATAGAGCCAACGGCTTCGACGCCCGTGAGGGTAGTGTTAGCCTTACCAGTCTCGGTGGTGTCGCCTATGGAGCCAGTAGCGCTGACCCCAGTGACGTTGACGGTTACCGCGCCAGATGAAGCCGCGCTCTTGAAAGCGCCTAGCGGCAGTTCACCAAGAGACGCGAAGCCAAGCATTTACTGGCCCCTGTTACGACCAAATTTCGATAGCGGTTCCTGCGGGTAGAAGACCTGCCTGCTCCATATACAACAGTGTGGGGAAACTTTCACTCAGGAAAATCTCCTGCGCCGCTAGGCCGCGCACCATAGGGAAGGCAACTGCCGGGTCAGCGATGGCCGCGTTCCAGACGGCGGCAAACCGGGTCGGCCCGATCTTGTCGAGGAACTCAAGCGCGGTCATAGTCTCGGGCTTGTCGTCCCGCTGCCAGAAGCCATCAGGCGCGGTATCTCCTACCACCACATGAGGATGACAAAGCCGTCACCGCCTTTACCGCCCGCGCCGCCCGTGACCCCAGCGCCTCCGCCTCCACCACCAGAACCCCAACCGCCTTCTGCGCCTGCGCCGCCTGTGCCAGCAGCGCCGTTAGAACCACCCCCGGTGCCGCCGGAAGTGAAGAAGGGGCTAAGTCGCTGGCGCATGCTATCGAGCCGCAGGCCGCGATTGAAGCCCGTGTTGCCTGCACCACCCGCAGCTAGGCCACCCGCAATGGTCGGCCAAGGGCCAGCGCCAGTAATCGCGCCCCCTGCGAAGTTCGTATTGGCCGTGCCGGTCCCGGCCCCGCCTGTGCCGCCTGTGACTGCAAGTGTCGTAGGAAGGGTGAGCGCGCCACCAGCCGCGCCGGTCTGAGCACCGCCAGCGGTCCCGGCTTGGCCAGCGATACCGGTGAAGATCGCGCCAGTAGTGAAGACGCCGATAGACCCGGCGGACCCAGCCGTCCCTGCGGTCCCACCTGCGGTGCCTGAGCCAGCACCCCCGCCACCTCCACCGCCGCCGAGAAAGACAAGAACGTTCTGGTTAGTCCCGTTCGGCTCGACTGAGATGTTATTGCTTTGCCCATTACTACCCGCCACGCCCGCAGCTCCGCCCGGAGCGCCGCGATTTACCTGTAGGAATAGGCGATCAGGTATCAGAATGGCTGGCACGAGAAGCCGCTGGATAGACCCACTGCCGCCGCCCGCACCGCCACCGCGCGCTGAACTTGCAGCGCCAGTGAAACCCCCGCCACCGCCACCGCCGGGGTTCTGGTTGAGTATGTAGACCCACTGGCAACCCTGTGGCTTGCTCCAAGTGGTGTAGCCCCGGTTCGAGGAATACGTCCCGGCGTTGTCCGGTGGCGTGAAGACCCGAAAACCGGTCATGCTATCTGTGGGGAGTGCATCAGGGATCATGTCACCACCACATAATCATGACGAAACCATCGCCACCCTTGCCGCCAGCACCGCCGGTTACACCACCACCACCGCCGCCTCCGCCACAGCCGTACGCGCCGATGCCGCCAGCGCCACCAACCCCAGCAGCGCCGTTAGAACCGCCACCCGTGCCGCCCGTGAACAGTAGGCCCTGTAGCGGCGAGACAAGCTTGTCGAGTTGAGTGCCGTAGCCGAAGCCGCGCGCACCTTCACCGCCAGCAGCCGTGCCGCCCGGAAGGGCCGGGAACCGACCCGCCGCGACAATAGCGCCTCCCGCAAAGTTAGTGTTGGTCGTACCCACGCCAGCCCCGCCAGCGCCGCCGGTCGTCCACAGGTTGCCGGGAGTAGTTGAGCCGCCCGAATTGCCGGTTTGTGCGCCGCCCGCAGCCGCGTTCTGCCCTGCCGAGAGAGACAAAACACCCCCCGCCGAGAAGTTGACCGCGCCCGTCGCCGTGCCACCAGTGCCAGCCGTTCCACCCGCTGTCCCCGACCCCCCGCCGCCACCCACAGCGTTACCGCCGCCAGTGACGATGATGTTCTGGGCCGTCGTATTCGGCTGGATCGAGAGGTTGTTAGCAATACCGTTGTTGCCCGCGCTGCCCGCGCTGCCGCCGGAGCCACCACCGTTGACCTGCAAGAAGACCCGATCCGGTAGCAGACAGGCCGGGATAAGAAGCCGCTGTGTAGAGCCAGAGCCACCCCCGCCTCCGCCGCCACGAGCAGTGCCTGCCGCACCCGTGAAACCCCCACCACCACCAGCGCCGGGGTTTTGGTTGAGGATATAGATGAACGTGCAGCCTTGCGGCTTGTCCCAAGTCTGCCAAAAACCGGTAGCGCGACCAGAACTAACGAAGCAGCGGTAACCCGAGATGCCATCAGAAGGGAAAGGATAAGGGATCATGCTACCACCATGCGACGAGCACGAAGCCGTCGCCCCCCTTACCACCAGCGCCGCCTGTCACACCAGCGCCTCCGCCTCCACCACCAGAACCCCAACCGCCTTCTGCGCCTGCGCCGCCTGTGCCAGCAGCGCCGTTAGAGCCACCTCCGGTCCCACCCGAGGTGAAGTGCGGCATGAGCCGTTGGCTGATCTGGTCGAGCCGAGTGCCGATGCCATAGCCGCGATTGCCAGCACCACCAGCAGCCGTGCCGCCAGCAAGAGATGGCCAAGGTCCAGCAGCCGTGATCGGGCCGCCCGTAAAGTTGGTGTTTGCAATTGGTGTGCCGCCACCGCCTGTACCGCCAGTTACGAAGCTATTCGTAGGCAGCGTTAGGGTGCCTCCGTTGGCCCCGGTCTGGGCACCACCAGCCGTCCCTGCTTGTCCCGCGATGGTAGCAAACACCCCACCCCAGCCGAAATTACCCGCCACACCCACAGCACCAGCCGTGCCAGCCGTGCCCCCAGCAGTCCCCGACCCGGCACCTCCGCCGCCAGCGTTCGAGCCGGGGTTAATCAACAAGTTCTGGCCAGTCGTGTTGGGTTGGATAGAAACCGAACAAGAAGCACCGGCGCTGCCTGCCCCACCCGCAGTGCCGCCAGCCCCGCCCCCGATAGGCTTGATATAGATCGTGTCAGGCAGAACATACGCCGGGATCAGAAGGCGCGCGGTTGAGCCAGAGCCACCACCGCCTCCGCCGCCACGCGCCGAACCGGCTGCACCTGTGAACCCACCGCCGCCACCCCCACCAGCGTTCTGGATAAGCATGAAGATCATTGAGCAGCCTTGCGGCTTACTCCAAGCCTGCCACCCACGCGTTACCGTCCCATCCTGCGCGGGTTGGAAGAACCGAACACCAGTCATGCCGTCCGTAGGGAAGGCGTTAGGGATCATGGGTTAATACTTCGAGCCGAAGGTCGTGACAGCGTAGCCCGTGCCGGAAGCACCCGTAGAGGTGCCAAAGCCGATCAGCAGACGGTTCCCCGGCTTCAGCTGGCGGCGCACCGAGAACACATAGGCGTTCTGGGCCAACGTGTTCGAGGAGGTCGTAGCGACGGTGCTGATCTCGTCGATTAGCGCAGTGTTGACCACCGTGTTGGTCGTACCGGGAGTGAACGAGCCGTTGGTGTCGTGGTAGAACAGGCGCGCAACAGTAGCGGCAGGGGAGCCGACCGGCTTCAGTACGACACTATCCACCCAACCGCCCTCGGTCGTGTCAGCTTGGAAGATCGAAGAAAGGTTAGTGCCAGTACCGTTCTGAGCGGTCTCTTGGCTCGGGCCAAGCACGGCACCGCCCACCTGAACGTCAGGAGTGCGACCATAGATGGGGTTCGTATTAGCTGCCATAAATCACCTCAAAGTGCGACGAAGCCGGAGCGGTAGACGAGGTCGGTGCCGATGGTGGCCGCGCCCAAGTCAACCGCGCCGGGGCTGATGATAACAGTCGAAGTGCCGGTCAGCGAAAGGAGGGCCTGCGTGTAGGCGGAGCCGTTCCATCGCATCTCAAACGGGTCTCGGGTCAGCGTCAGCCCGTTGGTCGAGATCAGCCCCATACCGTAGGCGAAGTTGCCACCAGAAGTGATGAAGTACGGGGCCAGCCGGTTAGCTAGCTCCGTACCCACCTCGGCGGGAGCGAGGAAGTCGCCGTTCGTAGCATCCCGCACCCCGGTCGCAGACAGCGTGAGCGACCCAGTGCCGGTCGTGCTGGTGGTTACCCGGATGCGGTTTGCTAGCGACACGAAGGCAGCGAAGATGGTACGCAGTACGCCGAAGAGTTCGGCCTTGGTCATGTGCATTCTAGTTCCCCTTCGGATAAGACTTCCAAGGCAGTTCCCAGTGCGGGCCGTCCTTGAAAGTGCGCCAGTCCCCACCCCACTGGATCGGGACATTCTCTGCCGCCGCAGCGGCCTTAACCGTAGCAGCAAGCTGGTGGTACAGCGGCCAGTCCCAACGCACCGTGCCCCCGACCATCGGAGCCAGATCAACCGCGTGACCGGTGAGATGCCGCGAGTTCATGGTCTTCGTCGCGCCTTGGCTATACAGCTGCTTTTGCTTAGCGACAGTCCGCAGTCCTTCCAGCACGGTGAAGTCCAGCGACGACATAGCCGCTGCCCTCTTGACCACACGGACGAGGTCAGGATGAACCCCTTCCAGCCGCGACAGTGAGCGTTGACCAAGTACGATACTCATTACATCAGGTTCCTAAGCTTGTAGGCGGTCGTGATGTAGACCTCGGTAACCCCATCGACGAGGTTGCCGACAGCACGGCTGCCCTTGCAGACCTTCTCGTGGTTCTTCTCGATCCACTCGGCGTCCTCGGTGAGGATCATCAGGATATCCTCAGCCTTGGTCTTGGGGGCTTGCACCGTGCCGACCAGTTCGAACGCACCCTGATACGCCTCTACCAGTTTATCCAGAGCGTCGATTACACCGTCGTAGAACTCGCCCAGTGCCATATGCCGCGCATAACCCCCTACGCCATTGGCACGCCAATGCTCGAAATGGGCTACGTTGCGTGCATAGAACACACGGGCGATGAGTTCTTCGATCATTAGGCGATCCGGATGATGGCGGTCGTGTTGGCAGCTGCCGGGAAGATGATGGTGAAGTCACCTGCCGTCGAGGTCTTGTCCGAGCCGAAGTCCAGCGCACACACCGCAGCGTTGGTCAGCGTGGTGTTCGCTGTGCCGTTAGCCGACGGAGTGGTGTTGTAGATCAGCGCACCGCGCGCCGTGATGGTCGCGTTGGTGAAGGTGAGGTCGCTATAGTCGGTATAGCCGGTGCCCGCCGAAGCTGAAGTGTTCGACGCGGTAACGCCTAGGTTAACCAGCGTGCCACCGCCTGCCGTGTAGTTCGTACCCGTCACCTCGTTGGTAGAGGTATACGAAGTCGTGTTGGCGTCGATGGTCGCAGACGAAGTGTACAGCGCCAGCTTGAAAGTGTCGCCGCCCGTGTTCCGGAAATCGTGCACGCAGAGCATAAGCTCGGCCTTGAAGCTGGTGCACATAGCCTGTGTGATCGGCATGGGTGTCTCCTTATGCGTCTAGGATCGGGATCAACTCTGGGTACCCCGCCTGTGTGAACTTGTTAACCAGAGTTACGTTATGCGACCGGACCGCCTCGTGCATGTAGTAGATCAGCACATGACGGATGCTGTCCTTGTAGGCTTCAGCCTGCTCGCGGAGCAGTGGGTGCGCGTTGCTCCCGACGTAGATGATCTTGTCGAGCGCACGTTCAGCGATCTCCTCGGGCGTGAAACCACGTCCCTCGGTCGTCATGACCATTACGTCCCCGACTTCACCTGTACTAATGTTAAACATACTACCTCACGGGATAGCGGATTTGGCCGCTGCGATACATGTCCTGCCGGTTCTTGCCTTCACCCAGCTGCTTGAGCATAGCCAGCGCCTCGTCGTACCGCTTCTGGTATCCGGCTATGACGTCAGCTTCGCCCTTCATGAAGGTGTAGGCTTCAAGTAGCGCTCCGTAAAGCAGGACACTATCGAAGTTGTCTCCAAGCCACGACGTCCCCGCAGTCACGATGGACGGTGGGTAGTAGAAGTAGTGAAGCTCGACGGTGTAGTTATCGTCAGGAGTTGGCCCGAGGATATACGAGTTCTCGTCGAAGTAGGCGTAGCAGTAGGGTAGCCCTTCGTCGTTCGGGTTCGGGAACGACTGCCGGATAAAGCTGACGTCCTTATTCAGCAGATACTCGTAGTTCCCGTCCCCATCGACCACAGCCATCGAGAAGTTAGCCAGCCAGTCAGTGGGCACCGTGAGGTACTTATTCCCCGCAGTGCAGGTGCCGGTCACGTTCTTGCGCAGGTCCAGCAGCTGGACTGCATTGAAGACACGCTGCTCCGCCTGCTCGATAAACGTGTTGATCTGTTCGGTAGACGTCAGCGTCACCGTGCTGGAGCCGTCAGAGCCGGTCCACGAGGTGTTGGGGAAGTCGTTCTCGACGTACCCCTTGATGGTCTCGAACAGAGTCGCGTAGTTCATCAGCCCATCTTCGTGCTGCTGCTATTACCCCGAGTGGTGTGCTTAGTACCACGGGTACGCAGGGTTTGCGTGTTGGCGACCTTGTTCGGATAGCCGTTGTTGCCGGTCGAAGCTGAGTAGCTCTTGGGCTGCTCGTACTTGCCGATGTCCTTAGTATGACTAGCCATTCTTATTGACCTTCCCCATGTCCTTAGTCGGCTTCTTACCCGACTTCTGGTTAGCGATCTTAGCCAGATTACGGCCCAGCTTCAGCATCTGCTTGCTGGTCTTACCACCCTTAGCCATGTCTTACTCCTATACCTGCACGGTTACTGTACCGACCTGTCCGATACATAGTAGCGTATTTGGGAGCCCAGTTAAACCTAAAGGGTTACTGAACCCAACCGGACTCCACCCCCACTGAATAACCCGGCTGCCATCACTAGGGTTGCCGTTGGCGTTGAGCCCTGACTGGTAGTAGCTGTTGTCCGGGCGGGGGTTGCGCAGCGCCTGAGGGTCATCGACCGGGTACATACCCAGCTGCAGCTGTGGCTGATCCGGGTCCCAGCATGTGGGGCACACGAGGATGTTGGTGGTCTTCGTCTTGATGACGAGCCGCTTGAGCTGCTTCAGCTTGTAGCGCTGCCCACACCTATCGCACTCGGCGATAGCCTTCTTACCAGAGGCGAACCGATTAGGCACCGTACCTCCTTAGATGTAAGCCGGTCGCGGCGCGATCCGGAGTGCGGCCTTCTCACGATCCTCGTCAGCGGCGTCCTGCCACGCCTCGTCGTACATCTGCTTGAGCATCGGAGTGCGCATCGACGCGTCCGGGAGCTTCACCGAGAGGTGGTAAGCGAGACCAGCGACAAGCGCGGGGAGGAAGCGGAACGGGATGTCCTGTGTGCTGAGACCCGTGCCAGCGTCCTGCAGGCGGCGCAGGCGGTAGTAGAAGAACGTGTAGTAGTTGCTCTGGTCCGGAGCAGGCCAGACGTTGATCTGCGGGTTAACTACGCTAGGCCCCGGTTCGGTCGCGCCTGACTGGCGGTTGATCCACACCTGAATAGGACGACCCTGAGCGTTCTTGTTCGGGATCGTGATGTAGGTATCAGCACTGATACGGCTGATGTTGATGTCAGTCTGCTGCACGCCAGTCTGCGTGCGGATAACCTGCTCCAGCAGGTCGATGGTATCTACCGGAAGGTCGTAGGTGATCTGTCCCTGAACCATAGGGATCGAGCCTTGCTCGATGGTCCATAGGTTGATACCCTTGTTAGCCCACTCGATGGTCAGCAGGTTCAGGCTACGTCGCGCCGTGCGCAGGTCATAACCGCTACGAACCTCAGCACCGCAACGCTCGAACGCTTCCTCAATGATCTCATTGAGGTTCAGGTTGAAGGTCGCGGTGCCAGTCGTGGTCACTTGCTTGTTCCTTGGCTTCGCCGGAGTGGACTAACGGCAAGGAGTGCCGTCAGCACGAGGGCATTCATCGACCGACCGGTCGCCGCCGTTAGTGGTAGTCGGCTCCGGCTGTGGCTGCGGGTTCTCGTTCGACCCAGAGCAAGCTACCACAGTAAGCGCCAGAGCGACTAGAGCGCAGAACTTCTTCGTATCCATGCTACTTACCCTTCTTGAAGCCCTTGAGGACTTGAGCGAACCGAGCGCGCTGGCCCAGCTTACCCGGAGCCTTGGCAGCTTTGGCGAGCTTCCCGGCAGGGATCGGCTCGCCCTTCTTGGCACCGAGCGATGCGCGCAGCGCACCCGGCTTCTTGATAGCGCCCTTGATCCAGTTAGCCTTGCCACCCTTGGCCATAGCTTTCCCCGGCACCTTGGACGCCTTCATATCGCCCATACCACGAGAAGCGCGCATTAGACTACCTTCCCCTTGGTCTTACCCTTGCGGGCGATACCATCGACAGACAGCCGACTTCTTGACCATGGCCTTACCGGCCTTAGTTGCCTTCTTCATAACCTTGCCTTCTTTCTTAGCCCAGTCAGCGTCAGCACCGCGATGCTTGACCCGACCCGACACGATGTCTTCGCCCTTGGGTTCGCCCATGACGACGGCCTTGGCCGACTTGCCAGCGTCCTTGAAGGCACCACGTGCACGCTCAAGGTTACGGGAGTCCTTGGTGCCGAAGAGCTTGCCCAGTGCGCCCGAGCCAGCCAGCGAAGCACCGCCCAGAGCGTTGATACCAGCATCACCAGCGCGAAGCGCGCGACCGGCCATGTTGCGAGCGCCCGACTTAACGGCAGCGACTTCCTGACGCAGATCGAGGCCGCGCGATTCCGAGCCACGCTTGCTTTGAGCTTCAGCCAGCTTGCGCTTCTGCTCCGGAGTACGGTCGGTCGAACCGCCGCTCTTGAAGCCCGCCATGCCCATGCGGCCCAGCTTCTGCTTGGGCTTTTCCGGACCCTTCTTCGGGGTCGGCTCGTACGGCGTGCGATTGCCACGGGCGACAATGTCCTTGTCGCTGCCGAGAATCTTACGGCGCATGTCGATGGGCTTGCGGTCCGATTCCATCAGCGGGCCACCGGTCTTGTACTTCTTCATGTTACTTCTTCCTCGCAGCCTTGGTCTTGCCGCGCACAGCAGCACCGTCGATCTTGCCGCCTTTGGCGTAGCCCTTTACGGAGCCACCCTTGGCCTTATCGAGGTAGCTCTTGTAGAACGGGTTACCGGCCTTAGCCTTCTCTTTACCCTCACGGATACGTTCAGCAGCGGCAGCTGCGCGTTCAGCCTTAACCTTGTTCATACGCGCTTCGTTTTGTGCCTGATTGGCCGCGCTACGACGCATGGTGGTGGCAAGACGCTCGTCAGCGGACGAACCAAAGCCTACAGCGTTCTTTAGGCGAGCCAACGACGCACCGGGAGTGCTTGTGGGAGCGGATTCGAGCTTACGCTTTTCGGCGGCACTCTGGGTCAGCCGTGAGGCGTAGTCGCCCCTCTGCTGGGTTGCCGGGGGTTTCGGTTTAGTGGCCGGAGTAGCGGCGGTAGCCTGAGCCGCCGGGGGGTTATCCTTCTTCGGGGTCGAGGGGGTAGCAGCCGTAGTAGTCGAAGCAGAAGCCTTGGCGGGCGAAGCAGGAGCGGCCTTAGCGGGCGAAGCAGGGGCACGGCGAACCGGGGGCGGAGCCGACTTCTTCTCACCAGCCATCTCGGTGGTGAAGCTCTTGCCCTTCCACATGAAGGTCTTGTCTCCGTCCTTGCGCGCTGCGCGGAAAGCAGCGGAGAACGACAGCGGGCTAGCGCCCGAGCTCGGCTGGGCCTTCGACACCGACTTGGTCTCGCTGTCGCTCATCGGCTTACGCAGGCTCGTCTCTTCCTTAGTCGAGACGTCAAGTTCCTTGCCGAAGCGCTTCTCGGCGAGGCTACCCTTACTGGCACGGAACTTACGTAGACGGTCACCCATGTCCTTATCCCCTATGGCTCGTATCGAGCTTGGCTTCGAGGCGTTCAATAGCCCGGTCGAACCGGTCGCCCAGCCGCTCTACGACGGCATTCATCTTGAGCAGGATGCCTAGACGTTCCAACTCATCCATCCTTCCTCTGAGGAAGAACCCCATCAACGCTACAACGGCACTGAGGATAATGTTCCATACCATCATCTCCATCTCAGCAGTTCCAAGCCCTCAGTGATTTGTTGATACGCGAATTCGGGTCGTTAGCCGTCTTCTTCGAGGTGAGTTTCTTCTTCATACCCGACATCCGGGCACAGAAGGACTTCTTGCGAGGGCCACCCTCCGGCTGCGGAGCCTTCAGGTTCATCCCCTGCTTCTTGGCAGAGGCACGCCCCTTGGCGTTCAGGCCACCCTTAGGGTTCTTGCCTTCCTTCCGCTGCCATGCGGGGGTCTTGGCCATCAGACGAACTTCCCCTTGGTCTTACCCTTGGAGCAGCAGCCGTCACCGCGCTTGGAGGCAGTGGAGCCGCCCTTGGCCATCTTCTTGACCTTGCCGCCTTCCTTGAAGCGAGTCTTACCCCGTACGCCCACGCCAACACCGTGGGTACGGCCCGGATCGACAGCGCTGGAGAACCGGTTACCTACCGCACCAACCGAGAACGTCGGCCCCATGCGACTAGCAGCGCCGGTAGGTTCGAAGGCATCGCCCATATTGCGGGGGTCATTCGTACGGCGCGTCGAACCCATATCATCACGCGGACCGTACGAGTCGCGGCTGCCGGGGGGCATACGGTAGTCGGGCATTACGCAACCTCCTTCTTGGTGTTAACGATCATCGGGTAGAGCACGTCGGGGCCGAAGTTGCCCTCGTACTCCTGCACGCCCATGTGGCCGAGCTTGATGGTGGGGTCGATCCAGACTTCGTAGCCTTCCTCGTGAGCCCGGTCACAGAACAGGTAGTCCTCGCCGATGTAGCCCTCGTCGGTCTTCATGAAGTCGAAGATGCACGGGACGGTGCGCTTGGTGCGCTCGTCGTAGTACCGCCACTCAGGATGCTTCTCGTCGAGCGTCACGAACACGTCCCTGCGCACCATCATGAACGCAGTGGCTACGCGCTTGGCTCGGACAAGCCCCATACCGTTCATCGTGAGCTCGCCGTTCTCGTCGTAGTCGAGAGTGGTGATATAGGTCTTGGGCACGCTACGCGTGCGCGGGACACCCGCAACGATACCCTTCTTGGGGTCCGAGGTCCACGCCATGAGCCGAAGGATGTCCTCCGGCTGGAAGTTGATATCTGCGTCGATGAACATGAGGTCCGTGCACTGGGACTCCAGCATGTCCTGCACGAGCAGGTTGCGAGCACGGGAGACAACCGAACAGCCGCAAATGCTGCCGATCTGGATGTCGATCCCGTGCTGCGGGGCGAGTTGGGCAAAGCGGGCTAGCGAGATAGCCAGCTTCAAGGAAACCTTGAAGTCATACGCTGGGAGCGCAATGAACACACTGCGCCCAGCTAGATCATAACCCTTCTCGTTCTGCATAAGTCACCCGTAGAAAATGGTAATGGAGCTAGTGTTGGTCACCGTACCATACAGTCCACTTTCAGCAAGGATACCCTGACCCGGCAGGATCATATACACAGCCCCTTCGTTCGCCACAGTGGGGGTGTTGAGCGTCAGTAGGGTAGCACCAGCCTGACCATCGGTGATAACCACAGAGCCCGCCGAAGCGCCGCACAGAGCGTAAACGCCCCTGATACGGGTCCGGAAGGTGCAGTCAGCGTTACCCTGCGTCTTGAACACGCCCGTCGCAGCGAGCGGCTGGGTAGACTCAACGTCAGTTTGCATAGCCATAGGAAGGCCCTCCTATAGAGCTATTAGGCTGCGGTCGTGATGGCAGTCCACGTGGTCGAGCCGTTCGTATTAATATACGCGCGAGTCGAGGTCGAGCTACCATCCGTGCGGAGGTAAAGCGAGCCCTGAGCAGCCGACACCGTCGGAGCGCCCGAACCGAAGTAGATACCAAACCCTGCGGTCGAACCCATCTGGACGGCCTGAACACCGCCCGCAACGGGGGCAGTAGTGCTGTCAGCGGTCAGGTTACCGGGAGTGGAAAAGCCGTTTTCCGAAACGACCGGACCCGAGAAGGTAGTAGTAGCCATGAATTATCTCCGTGTAGCAGCACTGCGCCCATACCGTCTCTGCTACGTCTGCTAGGTCAGTCGGTACGGGCATTAGTCCCTAGGTGCGTATGTATATCATCCGCAAAGAAGAAGGGGAAGAGGTTTCCCTCTTCCCCCACCCCCTGTTCATCAGGTCGAGCCTGAAGTACCCCACATGCCGAGGGGATCAGACCAGCCGAACGAATAACGTTCGCGGGCCTTGTACCGGACGTTACCGGTATCGAAGTCACCGTCCATGCTCGTGCTCATCGGAGTACGAACGAAGTGCTTCAGACCGTTTGGCACGTCGGTGGTCAGGAACCACGCGTTCGTGTCGGTCAGGAAGTGGTTGACGGTGTAGCCTTCGGGGATCGAGCCGTTCGACTTCAGCGCGTTGATGTCGTTATCGGCAGTGCCGACACGCAGTTCCGTCTCAAGGAGGCGGGTAGCAACGAACATCAGGTTCGGCGGCACGATCAGCTTACGCGGCTTGGCTGCGATCAGCAGGCCACGTTCGTCCTGCCACGCAGCGATCTGAATAACCGCCGCTTCGAGCGACGTTTCGTTCAGGTCCGCCTGAGTGGTGGGACGGTTGCTGTTGGTGCCACCCGAGACCAGCGGGTGAGCAGTCGAGAACAGGGACACGCCGTCACCACCGAGGTAGTTAGAGCTGAAGCCGTTGTTCAGGACCGCAGCAGCCTTGGTCTGCTTGGTGTACGCCATGGCACGGGCCAGAGCCTTGGTATAACGAGCCGAGAGGCTGTCATACAGGTTGTCTTCGATGGCTTCTTCCGTGAGCGAGAACCCGAGGGCAATCGTCTCGTGGGTGTAGCGAGCCGTGAAGACTTCCTGACCGTTGTCGTAGGCGATAGCCGAACCTTCGTTCTTCACCGGCGCAGCCGAGAAGCCCGAGAGCTTGGTTTCTTCTTCGAACGAACGCTCAGAAGTCTCCGTGTCGAAGATTTCCTTGTGCTCTTCGCCGTAGCGCGAGTATTCGAGGCCGAACAGGGCGTTCAGTCCCGGCAGAAGCTCCTTGAGAAGCTGTGCGCGTGAAATTGCCATTATTCAGTCTCCTTAGACGCCAGTCGGGTTGAGGTACGGGTGCATACCCTGATTCCACTTGACGATGACCTCGGTATACGAACCGGGGAAACCAGCAGGCGAAGTTTCAGGGACAACGTCGATGATGCGGACCGGCAGCGTCGAAGCGGTAGCGCAGGTAGCGCTAATCGCCACGCGCGAGTCACCGTTAACGGTGCTGCCCGCGTTCTGCACCAGCGCGCTGTTCTCGCCCACGTTCGCGCGAGTGACGAAGCTGATGGTCGTGCTACCAGCGGTGCAAACCGCCGCCTTGTACAGAGCATCCGGATCGTCCTGCACGTAGGCAACGACGTCAGTGATGTTCGTAGTACCGGGGTAGAACTGACGGAAGGTCTTACCGAACACCGGATCGGTGTACGAGCAACCGAGGAACACACCTACCGGGGTAGCAGTGTTGGTGCCAGTGTCCTTGTCGAGCGTGCCCGAGCTATTCAGCTTCACGACGTCACCGAAGAAGATGGCCGTCGAAGAGTTGGTAGCAATCGGGATCGAACGAGTAGCACCGGCGAAAACCTGACCACCGATCAGGTTAACAGGGACCAGTCCATACGGACCGTCAACTGAGGGATACGGCATCGTTAAACTCCTAGTTTATTTGCCTGAACCGAACGATGTCCGCGTTTTACGCTCCTTGAAGAGCGGCATACGGGCATCATTCTCTCGCATGAAGTTGCTGTCCACGGAGTCACTCTGGCTCTGGGTCAGCTCTTCGAAATACTTCCGACGCTGTTCCATGAACTCATTGGGCACCTTGCACAGCAGCAGACCTGCGACTTCGATGTTGTCTTTGAAGCGGCTGTCAGCATCTACAAGCATCCGGAACTTCGGCTGCTCTTCGATACGGACCGGCTCCCAACCCTCACGGAGGGCCGAGGAGATGTTACGGGCGTCGTTCTGTCCGAGCGTAGACACACGCACCCAACGGTAAGTGTATCCGGGCTGTTTATCCGGCTCAGGCAGCGTTGATGCAGGCTGCCAGACCTTAGGACGTTCCGCTTCCTCACGAGATTGGCGAGGGGTACGGCTGGACGCGAGCACTTCGTCGATATCGTCCATGAGCTTATCACGAGTCATATTAATTCTCCGTCTTCATCACTTCGCGGGCATACTGTTCAGGGGTGATCCCGAACTTCTTAGCGATTGCCAGCTGGGACTTGGTGAGCACGATCTTCTTGGGGGATCGACTACGGGAAGCGGGAGCTACGACCGTGGGCGGCTTGGACTCACGCGAAGTGGGCTTGGCCACTTCTTCCCCGAAGTAATCGGGGAAACGACGGCGCATAGTTGTGTCTACTGCGCCCCAATATTCGTCGGTTCCCGCGTACTGCGGTCCCCGTTCGTTTATGAGCTTCTGGTGAAGCCCAAGAGCGGCTGCAGTCATTTCCGGGTCGGAGCCATACCACGTATTGCGCTCTTGCCACGCAACAGTCTTGGCATCCAGACGCGGAGTCTGCACCTGCTGTACTGGTTGTTCTACCTCAGGTTCGGGAGCCTGTAAAGTAGGACGGTAACTATTGATCTGCTGCAGCCTGTAGGCAGCATTACTCATCTTTTCTTGGGCGTCGGTCAGCTTTTCAGCATCGCCCGACTCGTAAGCCTCGCGGTACTCACGCTTGGCCCGCTCCATCTCGAACTCGGCGTTCTGCTTGACACTCCCGACGAGGGTCTGCTCACCGTGCGACAGGCTCTCCTTGAGCTTGCGGTTCTCCTCCAGCAGGCGCTGGGCAGCAGTAAGGGCCTCGGCCTTCTCGCGCGCTTCGCGTTCTTTCTCGCGGCGCTCGTCGTGCCAGACCTTCTTCATCTGCTTGAGACGCGTCTTGACCTTCTCGGAGTACTCTTCGAGCTCGTCAGCCTCAAGTTCGTCAACGATCTCCTTGGGCATGGGTTCACGCCCACGATCTTCCGGAGGAGTGTCGTCCTCTACGTCGATAATAGGCGCATCGGGCTCTTCGCCCTCGATCTCGAACTCGAAATCGTCGTCATTCGGCTTGGTAGCCATCTTACTTCTCCTTTGTACGAGTTACGCTCGTTAAGCGCGGGTGATACCCCGAGGGTCTTCGACAACTGCTTCGACCGAGTCATCGTTGATGATCCGGAACTCACGGCCATGGATTTTGACGCGGCTGCCAGCATGCGGGCGGGTGAGGATGAAGTCCCCCTCCTTGCACCACGGGCCGTTCGGGAAGCGCTTCTCGTCCTTGAAGGCATCCGGGCCGATCTTGAGCACGAACAGGACCGGGGTGGTCAGCTCTTCGTAGTGCTTGGTGATATCGGCCTTGAACAGGCCCCCAGCAGTCTTCTCGTCGGCATCAGGGATAGCACACAGGATGCGATAGCCCGAGGGCTCGGGCAGCTGCCTAGCCTTCCGCTCGTCCGTATCTGCGAGCACCGTGGCGTTACCATCGGCATCTGCTATCAGAAACTCTGGGATCGTAGGCAGAGTATCCACTTCTACTTCAGTCGTCATTGTCGTCCTCCACTCGCTGCGCGATCTCCATGATAAAGCTATTCGCCACCAGCAGACCGCGATAAATGCCGCAGGCGTACTTATAGGCACCAAAGTCAACCGCGTGGCCCATAGCCATGTCTTCTTCGATAACCTTAAGTTCTTCTCGTATCTTGTTTGAGAGATACTTCAGTACTTCAGTGTCCATTACTTATCCTTGGTTTCTGCCTTCTTGGGTGGGGCAGAGGGTTGTTGTGCAGCCGTAGCCTCCTTGGCGACTTGGACGCCGATCCGGAGACCCTCAAGCTGCTGTTTTGCGGACAGGTTGGCCTTGTCCGTAGAGACCTTTGCGCCAACCTGCAGACCCGCAATCTCCTTCTGAGCGGCGATGCGCTCGCGCTCGATGTCGAGCCTGTCGTTCTTCTCGGCAGCCTCGGCCATGAACTTCTGGGCCTTGAGCTGCAGCTCCTGCTGCTTGATCTGGAGCTCCTGCATCTGCATCTGGACGATGGGGTCCTGAGCCATCTGCTGGTTCTGCTGCTGCTGAGCCTCGGCTTGGTTCTTCTGGAGGAGCTGCTGCGAGGCGATAGCCGCCAGCCGCGAGACTGCCAGCTCGGTGTCCTCGTCCATCTCTGAGTCGGGCGGAGGCAGTGGCACACCGGCCTGTTCCTCGACCTGCTTGCGATACTCGAAAGCCAGATGCTCTGCGATATGCGCCTGCATCGCTGCCATCATGGTCTGGGCGTTGGGGTTCTGCCCCAGCATCTGCTGGATTTTGGGGTCCTGCATCGCCGCCATGTGCACTGCGAGGTGGGCTTGGTGGTCTTGGTAGATAAACGCCTTCACGGGCTTGCCGTTGATGACGTCCATGTTCTCACTGATCGGATCGCGCGGCTTGCGGTCCTCGTCGTCAACCAGCGGGACGAGCTTCTGGGCGTTCTTGATGCCCAGCACCTCCAGCATCTGCCGGTGCAGGTATGGCAGGTCGTAAATCTGCGGGGCCATCTGGGCCAGCTGAATGACCGCCTGATACTGGACGATCTTCTGGGCCATGGTAGCGGCGTTGGGGTCCGATACCGGGATGACCTCGACAGTGTCGTAGTCGCTCTTCTTGGCCTTGCGGCTGCCTTCTTCCGGCTCGTAGGGGTAGCTGTCCGGGGTGTAGTCGCGGATGATACCCTTCAGGAGCTTGAACTCCTGCCGCATCGCGTAATGAACACGTGCTTGCACAGCCGACATCATCTTCAGCGTGCGTTCGAGGATAGCTAGAGTCGTACCCACTGGAGCCTGACCCGACATGTCGCTGATCTTCATATCAGCGGCACCAGCGAACTTGCGGCCTTCCTCGACGATGGTCCCCAGCAGCTGGAACAGGACGCCCGACGGCTCCTTGTACGGCAGCGGCATGATGTTGTCGCGCATGGTCCCCGAGGCGACGTCCACGTCGCGCCACTCGGCAGGACTGATCGGAGTGTCGTCACCCTTGACGCGCAGACCCTTGGTCTTGAAGCCACCCGGCAGGTTCGACAGCGTGCCCGCATCGACCAGCTGGCGAATGATCGAGGTACCCGACTTTGCGAAGGCACCGATCAGGTGGATCAGGCCGAAGGCATAGAACCCGAAGCCGGGGACGTACGAGTAGTGTACGAAGTGGTTGCGCTTCAGCTTCTTGTCGTCTTCCGGGTCCCAGTTGCGCCGGATCGACAGTATGGTCATCGACGCCTTGTCGATAGTCACGACGTAAGGCAGGGCAACGCCGTCGTCGCTTTCTTCCCGGTACTTGTCGTCCTCAATGACGAGATCGACGTGCATCTCCAGCAGCTTGTACCGGTCGTCAGTCTCGGCCCGGAAGCCCAGCTTCTCGGCAATCGCCTTCTCAACCTCGTCGAGGGTGTTGGTCGGCTCCCCGATATCGACATCACAGTAGAACCCTGACGCCTGCAGCCGCTTGAGCTCGTTCGGAGTCTTGCGCATCACGTGAGTGACACGCTCAGCAGTCTCCAGACTGCTAGCGCCGTAGGGAACCACGACGTCATCAGCGGTCACGTACATCGCCACCTGACGCCCCAGCGCCGGGTCGTAGTAGACCTTCTTGAACGCATTACCCGCAAGGCCAAGGCCCCAGAGCATGCGCTCGTGCTCGGGTCGATACTCTACCATGACGTCAGTCAGCTGGTAGTTCATATCCTCTTGGACGCGCTGTGAGGCGTCACGCTTGGCCGGGGTTTCCCTGCCGATCACCTTGGTCCGCACCGGTCCTTGGGCCGGGAAGGTCTCCATCATGGTCTCGGCTTGGAACTTGACGACCGCCTCGGCCAGCAGTGGGTGGTAGACCCCGCATGCACCGGACCACGGCTCGGTCCGGTCCTCGATCTTCATCCCCAGCAGCTCAAGTCCGTCTACGTAGGTCTGTATCCAGTCCTTGCGGCTGTTGACGTCCTCCTCGAAGTCCCCGACCAGATCACCCGCCAGCTGGGCCAGCTGCGACTCGTCAAGGCTCTCCGCGAGGTTCTCGTTGAACTCCTCGTCCGCGATCTCGTCGAGGCTTTCTTCCTCGTCGAGCATGTCGCTCTCGTCGTCCTCGAACTCGATCTCCATGTCGGGCTCGGGCATGTTAACCCCCGGCTCGATACCTGCGGCTAGGCTAGCATCGAGGCCCAGAGGAGCCTGATTGAGCGACTTGTCTACGGCCATTTACTTGCCCTTCTTCTTGGGTTTCTCGGGCTTCACGGCGTCACCGACCTGATCGACAACAACCTCGGCCACGGCAATAGCCGGAGTGACTTCCTTAGCTACCTTACCGACCTTGTCTGCTACGCGCAGGACAGTGCGCAGTGCCTTGAACAGTCCCATCACTTCTTCCTCTTTAGAGTAGCCCGGTTGGTGGCGGGATTATAGGTGTACTTCTTGGCTGCGTGCCCACTGCGCTTAGCCGCCCGGTCAATCGCGCGCTCTTCTGCGGTCATAGCATCGCGTTTGCGCCCCTTGTCCGTCAGCTTGCCCTTGGCGTCCATATCACCACGCTTCTTCAGTAGCGCATAGGCGAGGGACTCATCACCAACCTGCGCCGTGAGGCGTTTGGCTAGTACTCCCTTACCCATGTGCTTCTGCGTAACCACTAGTAGTACCCCCGGTTGCGGTTTGACTTGAAATACTGGATTTCGTCTGGCTCGTCCAGCGCACTACCTACGTAGCCACCTCTCCGGAAGCGGTGCATGGCCATAGACACCGTATCGACATAGTCGTCGTGAGAGCCTGCTGGGAACTCGGCAACCTCGTCAATCACCTCTTCGGCCCACCGAGTAGCAGGTGCCCATACCCGTCCAGAGGCAAAAAGGTCGCTCACACCGTTCAATCGGGAGATTTTGTCGTTCCCCCGAGTCGGAGTAAACTCCTGCACTGGTATCCCCATAGCGCGCATCTCGTAGATCAAAGGCGCACCTGAAGCCTTCTTCTCGATTATCACGCTGTCCGGTTCCCACTCTCGGTACTCCTCGACCGCTGTGCGCTTGAGCTCGGGGAACTCCATGCGGTCTCGGAAGGCATTGAGCAAGATGATGTTCGCCTGCTCCACTCCCGTGTCGTCAGGGCGGTAGAACACCCCCCACGTCGTGCAGGCACTGTAGTCAGCGCGCTGCGTCTTCTCGAAGGCCGTATCCCAGCTCTGGAGGACGAACTCGCAACTCGGCGGGTCCTCGTGCGGCCACTCCTGCCACCACTCGCGCTTAACAATAGCCGCAGACTCGGAGACCGGGTTCTGCTGGTACTGGGCCATCCACTTGCTGTTCGGGACGTCTCGCTTGACCTTGAGCAGCTCCTCGATGGACCAGAACTCAGGCCACAGCGGGTTGCCCGAGGGCAGAATGGCCGGGAACTCGATCACTTCCCACTCGCCAAGGCTGTCGTTGGCAGCTGCGTCCTTGAGTATCTGCCCAGTCAGGTCCCTTTTAGACCAACGTGTCATCACGACGACGATAGCCCCACCCGGCTGGAGACGCTGACGCGGCCCTGAGGTGTACCATTCGTAGGTTTTGTCGTAAATATCCGGGTTTACTTCGGCAAGCGCGGCTTCCTGCTCCGAGTGCGGGTCGTCGATGATGAGGACGTCTGCACCTTTACCGGTAACGGCACCGCCAACACCGATAGCGAAATAGTCCCCCTTTTCGCTCGTGTTCCACCGTCCAGCTGCTTTACTGTCCGATGCCAGTGTAAGATTAGGAAATATCTCCTTGTAAGCGTCCGTATCGACCAAGTTACGGACCTTACGACCGAAGCCGACGGCGAGCTCTCCGGTGTGGGAGCACTGGATGACCTTCTTATGCGGGAACTTCCCCAGAAACCAAGCAGGCAGCAGATAAGAAGCAAACTCGGACTTAGTGTGCCGAGGAGGCATATTAATAATAAGCCTCTTGCACTCGCCCCTAGCCACCCGCTCGAACGCATCAGCCATCTTCGCATGGTGCCGCCCCCCGATAAACGTCGGCCAGACCTCCTTGACGAAGGCCATGAACTTGCTCTGGGCGAGATTGCGCCGTTTCAGCTCGCTCAGCCGCTCCAGCTCGGCCAGCAGCTGCTCCTGCTCGTGGGCAGGCAGCAAGTGGAGGATTTTCGGGATGTCCTTGAGGGACACGGGGGCGGCAGTGGAGGCCATTACTCGCCCTCACCCCCGTCCTTCTCGGCCTCTTCCTCCACTTCCGTGAATTCACCCTCTTCGACGTAGGTCAGGCCCAGTTCCTCGTCGAGGTCCATGCCCAGAGGCTTCATATCAACCATGTCGGCGTTCAGCAGGCGCTTGACGCGCTCCTTGATCGCGTTTTCGAGGCTCTCGGGGCTGTTATAGTTAACGTTGATCTCGCTGCGCTCGGTGAACAGGCCCACGTCCGAGTGCTTACCCAGCAGCTCAATCGCCTTCAGCTCGTACTTGGTCTCGCCGCAATCGGCTATTTCAAGCAGCTTGTTGGTCAGCGCAGCACGCACCGTGTCCGCATCGAAGGCACGGGACTGGCCGTAGGCCCTGAGGAAACCCGCAGCACCGATAGCAGTGGGCAGGTTCTTGAGAGGGGCGGTCTTGTGGTCCTTCAGGACCGAGTCGAGGAGCTTTTTCTCCTCCCCAAGTGTCGCCGGGTCTACTTCAATAGGCGCACCGAGCGCCTCCAGTAGTTCCGCAGTGTTAGCAGCAGACGTCAGCTTGGCTGCAAAGTCGTCAATCTCCTCCGGACTGGTGTCATAAGGCACCGGGTACTCGTCGGTAGGCTCGATCTTCACAACAGGCATGAGTGCAGCGTCCGGTTTGGGGGAGCAGACCTGCTGTGTAGCAGTATAGGGGGGTGGGGGGCAAGGGGGAGGTACGGGTCCCTCTATGGGGGTGGGGTTCCCTGAGCGCGGGCCGAGCGCTGTGTAGCACAAAAAATAGGGGGTGGGGGGTATCGGCTTAGCCGGGTTAGCCCGATGGCCGGTTTTCAAAAGTGCGGTGTGTAGTGTGCAGAATAGTGAGTATAGGAGACTGGCGGAGTCCCGGATTACCCTTGGGGGGATGGGGGCGGGTATGGTCCCGCCCGGTCAAGCGCGCGGCACACCCCGCCCCTATTTTCTTGCGCCCCTAAGTCATTGAAACCTAACAACAATCCGCTAACGCCGTGTTATGGGGCTTGATACGCCCGAATAAATGTGGTCCAAGAATGAGGCCAGCGGGGAACAAGCCCCGCCGGTCTGGCCCCACCTTCGGTGCCAGTGCTCTTTGACATAGTTGGAGAATATGTATGCAGACGAATATGTCTGAATTGCAGGCGGCTGGCGTTGCCCTTTGCGATGCCACCGCTAGCCTGCACAACGCAACTGCCTTCACCGCCGTTGCGCTCACCCATAGCATTGACATGGCCCTTGTCGCCACTGTCGGGGCTAAGTCTGTCCCTTTCACCCTGCGGGATTATGCGTTTGCCCCGGTCAAATCCGATGGGAAGCGCGATGGGAAGCTGCGCAATGCGCAGTTTGCCGCGATCATGTCGCAGGGCTTCGGGGAAAGCGATGACCCGAAGCAGGTCAATGGGGCCGTCAAGGCAGGGTTCAACCGGGCATTCCCGGCGGCTCTGTATCTGTCGGCCAATGGTGGCGCAGCTCTGGCGGATACTCTGGACGAAGTTGGCGATAGCGTCATCACCTTGTGCGATGGGGCGTTCCACAACGTCCCCCTCGCTCTGGCGTTCGATTGCTTCGACAATGCCGGGGCTTTGACCGAAACGGGCAAGACAATTGCCGAACGGGTTATCGCCATGTTCTCGCCAGAGCGCGGCCCGGAGATGTCGCTGGAACAAGCCAGCGAAATGCTCTGGACTAAAACCGCCAGTGTCGATGGTGCCATTAACCGGCGCTATGGTATGAAGCCTGTCACCACCACGGAATTGCTCAAGGGGATGGGGGCAATGGCGGAACGGGACGGGTTGCTCGAAGCCAAGGGGACGCGCGCCGCGCGCAGCACCTCGGTCAAGCCTAGCGAGGCAATCGCTGCCTTCGAATTGTTCCTCACCAAGGTGCAGGGCAAAGACGGGGAAGCCGAAATTGCCCTGAATGCCGAAGGGGTCAAGGCCCTCAAGGCCCTCAAGAGCAAGCTAGATGCAGCGATCAAGGCAGTTGCTTAACCACCTAGGGCCGGGGAGCAATCCCCGGCCCACCTTTCAAGGGGAACGGATATGTTCGAAGTCACCTTCTACGTGGCATGGGATGAGGTGGTCCGCACCTTCCCATCGTATGACGCCGCACAGGCGTTCATCGAAGAAACCGGGATGGACCCGGACGAATTCGACATTATCGAAGAAAACTAACCACCTAGGGCCAGCCGCAAGGTTGGCCCACCTTTCAAGAGGAATACAACTATGGCTGCTTACCTCTCTCTTGTCAGCAAGACTGACGGTTCCATGTATGCGGGACGCGACCTTATCAAAGTCGATGAAATGCTCTGTGCGCACCTCGGGATCGAACCTGACCCGGTGGATTGGCACATGGGCTGGATGGACTGGATCGGGTTCTCTCTCGCCTATCGTGCTGACAAGCCGGTTGCCGAGGTTCTCGCAAAAATGCTGGACAACGCGCGCACCGAAGAACGCGCCTTGATCGAGTGGTTCATCGACACGTTCGAGAACGCAAGTTACCACGGTTTCTAACCGCCTCGCCCCGCTGGCTTCGGTCAGCGGGGCTTCGCGCGTGATAGTAATGAGTCGTGAGAGGTTGCTGCAGATGTAGATATCTAGCCAGCGCTTGTCTCGCGCCTCGCTCCACGTGCCCGCACTGACGCCCGACCGCTAAGCCGGAGTTAGCTGCGTAGATAGCCCCCCGTGATAGTAAAGAGCCGTGAGAGGATGCTGATGGAGGTGATCGGCTAACACGGTGTTATCGCGCCTGACCTGCTAGCACGAGTGCTAGCAGCTTTTTTGTGCGCTTGTCAAGCGCCCGGACACAAAAAAACCAGTCGGCGCTGGG